CATTATATAATGAGTTGTGATAAGCATAAGCTATTTCACTTGCATCGTAGTTAAGACCTGGGTTGTCTCCATCTGTTGTAAATACATAATCTTGAACTAAACTGGGTACTTGTTTAATGGTTCCGTCAAATGCAAAGAAACCTCCACCATATCCCATCCACCACACAGCTCCTTGTGCATAAATCATTGCATGTTGTCCTAAAGCTCCACAATTTGTACCAACCTGTCTAACAGAAAATACAAAAGGTGGTCCAATAAATTGAATAGTATAAGCTGCAGCATCTGTTAAAACTAAAATATAATCTTTACCTTGAACGGCTCCAATAATAGTATTTCCAGTATCTAATCTAAATGTACCTGCGCTATTTGTAACAGTTGGATTCCACTCATTATAATTTTCAGTATCAGACCATCTAATTAACATTGGATCAAATGATGAAGATGTTCCAATAGTTGTCTCAGTTCCAAATGAAAAAATATGTCTATCTCTATCTGAAGTTAATGTCATAATAGAAGTTGTTGGACACCCTGTTACAATCGTAGCTCTTGTGCTTAATCTATTTATTGCAGAAGGATCCCATGAATAAGTTTTTCCCTTATAAACTGTTGCAATTAAAATTTGTCCAAAGTTATCTAGTGACCAGCTTCCAGGAGCGAGAGTCACGTTTGTTGTAGAAGCTTCTTCTCCCCAATCAACCCAAGATGTTGCATTAGTAACAGTTTCACCTGTTAAATAAGAAGCTGCAGTAGATCCATTTGCTCCTCTAGTACATCCTAAAAATTGAGTTGCATTTTTACTTGTATAAGTAATTAATTCTGTTCCAATATTTATTCTTCCAGCTGATGGAAATGCTGCTGCTGAAACAACCGTAATAGTTGTAACAATATTATTTATTCCACCATTTAATGTAGTTGTAACAGATGTAGGAATTGTTCCTCCCCAATATGCTGTTCCCCATCCAAATGCACTTGTTTGTGCAGTAGGTCCAATTATTATGTAGGGTGTACAAGTTGCAGAACCTGAAGCTGAACTATTTCCAGTTGCAGCTGTTGCCATTGTAATAGTAAAAGTATTTGATGTTTTAGAAATTACTTCAAAGTTATAGTCTGTAAAATTTGCTGCAGAATATCCAGATCCTACTGGGGCTGTAACGACAGAAAATTGTATATATTCTCCAACAGCAAGTCCATGTCCTACTTTATTAACAGTGACTGTTTTAGAAGTAATTACAGTTGTAAAAGTACAACCTGTAATAGCTCTTGCATCGTCTAAGGGTGTAATATCAAAAAGTTGACTTTCGTAATAAATAGCTAAAACTTTAGAAGTTCCTAAAGCTGCATATTTTTTACCATCTAATGCCGTCCAAGTTAATTGTTCCCTAACAGGGCCTGCTACATTGTATTGAGTTAATTGTTGCCATCCACCTATTTTTTCAGGCTGACCATAACGAAAACGAACATTATCACAATCTACCCATTGCCCTTCAGCTCCGGTAACTGTTGTTTGTTTATTAAGTCCTGGTTTAAGTTGTATCTTCTGTAAAGGCATAAGGCGCTATTATACACAGTTTCTAAATTATTAATACTTATTTTGTTTAAAACAGCTATTTAATTATATATTCAAAATCAAGATTTAACGTTTGTCTTAATCCTTTTCCTTGAGGATATACACCATGATAAATCCATGAAGGCATAATTATAACCATATTTTTATGAGGTTCTATTATTTTATGTTCTAAATTTTCTTTATTTTGAAAAAAATAATAAAATAGTCCTTTGTCGTTTTCAGGTACATTTAAATATGTTACTGTAGAAATATAGTTTAAATTTTTTTTATTATGATTATGATTATGAACTGTATGATAAGAATTTTCTTTTCCTAAAACTGTCCAAGCAGACATTAATTTTAAAGTACACTTGATATTAAAGTGTTTATTTAAATTTTTTTTAATTAAATTTTCTATTAAATTTCTTATTTTAATTAAATTACTTTTTTTATTAAATTCATTTGTTAATGTATATTGAATAGACTTTTTACCTTTTGTACTTAAATTGCTTATATTTTCTTTTTCTTTTGTTTTTAATGTTTTGTTAATTGAAATATCAGTTTTTACATTATCTATAATTAACCAATCTTTTTTTAAATCATTCATCTAAATAAAAGAATACTATTAACATGTTTTATTTTATTTAAAGGGGTATCCTAAAGACCACATTACTAATGAATATCTTGTTCCTTTTGTAACTGGTGTTACTCTATGCCATATATGAGAAGGAAATACTATAATAGATCCCCTTGGTAAAAGATTAACACAATTATCTATTTTTGTAGGATCCTTTGAGTTTCTAAATTGAAATTGTAATTCTCCACCCTTATAATCTTTAGGATCAGATAAATTACATGTTAAAGATAATTTTCTAGTTTTATTATTAAAATTAAGATCCATTGGTAAAGCATAAGGTTGTGTATGTGAATCACAATGCCAATCATAATGTTGTTTTTTTGAATATTTTGTAAATTGACAATTTTCTGACCAATCCCAATCAAAATTCCAATTTGCATTTTTATTTGCACCATTAATATATGGATGAAATATATCATATATCCAAAGATCATTTAACCAAGATATATTTGAATCTCTTGTTTTTTTTAATTCTTTAATGTTTTTTTTATTAGTTTCTTTAATATTAATAATAGTTCCTAATTCACTTTTTTTAGATAGTCCCGCTTTTATTATTTTATCACAAATTTTATTTGATAAAGCAGATTTAAAACACCAGTAATAATTCTCTAAATTCATAAGTATTCTGTATTAATAATATATTTTACTTTAAAAGTAAATAGACTTACCTACCTGTAGATAACCAACTAGATGTAATAGGATCCCATTTAAATTCATTAGGAGGATTTAAATCATCATATCCTAACCAACATATATTTTCTTCGTTCCACATAATTTTATATGAAATTTCATTTCCATAAGTAGTAATTGATGGAAAATCAACAGGGCTTTTATAAAACCATCTTTGTTTATTATTTACTAATTCATTAACTAATACCCAAGAATTAAAAGGTTTTGGTTCAATAAATCTATCATTTTGATCATCATATAAATAACCAGTACCTGCATAACAATTTCTAAAATTATGGTTATATGATGTTTGTTTCCATTTTTCATGCCCTGTTATATTTTTTAAAAAATCAATACCTTTTTGTTCATTTTCATTATTATTTTCATCTAGAATTACTTCATTTTTTACAACTAATACTTCTAAGACTATATTGTTTTCATTTAATTTTGCAAAATGTGCCATAATTTATTTCCTAAGCTGTGTATGTACCTGTTCCAGTATAACTAAGTACTGTACTAGAACCACTTGTTGCAACTGTTGGAGATCCAGTAGTTATTCCAGAATATTCAGAAGTTGGTATAACTAAGACACACCATCCACTTCCCCCTGAAAGGGCCACATTTCCAGGAAGATTCCAAGGACCAGCAGCTCCGACAACTCCACCACCACCACCTCCTCCAGTTAATGCAGTTCCGTTTGTACCTGGCCCACCTCTATATGTTCCATTTCCACCTCCGCCAGATCCACCAAGAGGAGCACTAGAAAATGAATAATTAGCTCCACCTCCACCTCCAGCAACTGTTCCAGGTAAACTTACTGCTGTTAAAATTGTTGAATATGTGCTTGAACCATTTCCACCAGAAGATAAAGTTCCTGCGGCACTAGCTCCTCCGCCTCCGCCAGCAGGGTCTCCAGTTAATGGAATATATCCATCATTACCTTGTCCAGAAGTTCCGGATCCACCAGGTTGACTATTATCTCTACAAGATCCTCCTCCAGATCCATGTGTACCAGAAGTTGTCCCTTGACCTGCTTGTGTACCATTAAGTGCTCCTCTACCACCTTTTAATGCAGTTAAAGTAGGAGTTCCACTTCCTGAAAATGTACTATCAAATCCTTCTGTGTTGACAGCTCCACCCGCTCCAGCAGATAAACTATAAACAGTTTTTGGAGTTAATAAAACAGATGCAGTATTTAATAAGCCCCCTGCTCCTCCACCTCCTCCGCCATTACCAGCTCCTCCACCTGCACCTCCCGCTAATAATAAAACTTGAATATTATAAGGAGATTTGGTTCTAAGAAATCCAAATCCTTTTGCTGAACCTGCACCTCTTGTAGATAATAAAGGCATTCTTTCTACTCCTTATTTAAATTGCGTTAATGCTGCTAATACTGTGTATGTTGATGCTGCTGTTTTGATAGCTGTGTAAGAATACACATCTGTAGATGAAGCATTTCCAGTTGTTGGAGCAGATCCACCTTGCCAAATTGCTGTAACAGTAGTTCCATCAACTTGAGTTATTGCATTGTAATAAGTTGTGTTTAAATTTACGTTAAGATAAGCAACTGTAACTGCTTCACCTATATTCATAACACTGTTTAATGCAGTTGTTGAATTTCCTCTTAAATTAATTATGTGGTTAGCTGTATCAACTGAGTTATCATAATAAACAGCTTGTGTAAGAACATCATAGTTAATTGTAGTATTAAAAGTTGTTGTTATTGTAACACCTTCTAAAATACCAAATACTTTTGATTCACCATTTAATGTAACTCTTCCAAGGTTTCCTTTTGGAGTTAATGTTAAACCAACGTTAGTATCAGCACCAGTTGCTGAAATCGCAGGACTGTTTCCAGTTGCAGCGTTTGTTAATGTTATACCGTTTGTAGCTGATGCAGTAGTTGCAAAAGTAATTTGAGGATTACTATTTTCATCTATAACACCATATGTACTTGCTATTTGAATATTTTTTGAGTTTGTACTTAAGTTTGCAGCAAGTGTTGGAGCATAATCATTTGATAATTTTCCAATGTTTGAATCTACAAAATCAGTTCCATTAGCGTATAAAATTTTTGTACCTTTATCAGTTGTTGAAAAAGTAACACCTGTTTGACCAGAAATTTTTACAGTTACAGTAAATGCACCTGTTGTACTATTTCTAATGATGTAAGTTTTATTTGTAACTCCAGCTGGAATAGTTACTGTTACGTTTGAAGTAATTGTTCCAGTTAAATTTAATACTGCATTTTTACCGTCTGAAGGTAAACCATTTGTATAAGAAAGAGTTGCTCCAGTTGTTGCATTCAATGTAATTGCAGAATAACCAGCAATTGATTGTTGAAGAATAACTAAATTTGTATTTGTAATATCACCCCATGTACCAGCGTTTTCGCCTGTTACTTGTAATTCTAGTTTGAGATCTGTAGAATAACTTGATGCCATAATTTTAATTCCTTATTTATTAATTTTATTAAATTTAAGCGGCAGTGTCAACTTCATTCCAAGTTGCATCAGTTCCGGTACTAATACCTGACCAAGTTGCATCGGTTCCAGTATTAATATATGTCCAACTTTGAATATTAACGCTATTTACTCTTATAGTCAATCCATTTCCTGTAGGGTATACTTCAGCACTAGCACCAGCTACTACACTATTTAATGAAACTGTTAATAATTTCCCTGTAGGACTTGCAATAGTATTTGGTGTAGCTACAACACTTCCTTTTGCTATAGTTAAAGCTTGACCAGTTACTGTAACATTACCTGTTCCTACAACAACTGTTCCAATA